ATGTTTATGCGGTTACCTTTGCCGGTCTTGAAGCAGCAGCTTGTGTTAAACAAGATGGCGCTTCAGCAAGGTTCATTTATTTACCACCTGAAATCGTTGGCGGACCATTGGCTCAGAACTGTTCTGTGGCTTGGAAGTCTGCTATGGCATTTGGTATCAAAAATGAGTCTTGGATTGGTAACTTAATGTGTACCAAAAATCTTTAGGAGATAACTAATGTCATATAATACAATAATTGAACAAGGTTCGTTCACCGTAGCCTCGGGCGTACCTACAAAGACTATTGCCTGTCGAATTGATCCTGACTGGGTTGAGGTATTTAACTATACGGAATATGGCGCAACAAATGCCAATGCCGGTATTAAATATTACTGGCAAAAAGGCATGCCGAATGGCGCAGCTCTAGTTGAGTCGCACAACTCAAGCACAACGATTATTTCAGGGCTGTTCACTGCTGGCGGTATCTATATTTATAATACTGGCACACAAGACCCTGAAGCCGCTAAAGCGCTTTCAGGTACTGAGATCACAAAAGCGGATCCTGCAGTAGCAACATCGACATCACATGGTTATGTGGTTAATGATATTGTACGCGTGTACGGTACAACGGGCATGCTACAAGTTGCTGGTATGGATTTTACCATTACAGCAGCAGACACAAACTCATTCACGCTTGGCTATCTTGACTCAAGTGGATTTGATACAGCAGCTACTGCCGGTTCAGTACGTCGTATTAACGATGTGATGTTCTATCCACGCAATCGATACATCACCAAGTTTAGCGCTACATCCGGTAGCTCAACTGATGTTGATATCGTAACGTCGGTAACACATGGCTATCAAATTGGTCAGGTAGTATTGATTAATATGCCAACTAACTATGGCACGGCACCATCAACATCATTTGATGGTAAATATGGAACAGTTGTTTCTACAACAGCTGCAACAAACACTATGACGGTACGCTTTAGTTCAAATGCAGATGCAAGCTCATTTGTGTTCCCGGTAGCAAGCGCAAGCGGGTTCCAATTTGCTCAGGTATTGCCTTCAGGCGAAAGCATGAAGCAAGCCGTAGCATTAAGTGGACCTATCTTGGGTGATGCTTCCTATAACCAAGCTGCTATTAACTTGGTTCTTGGAACGGGTAACGGTACAATATCAGGCCCTGCGGGTAAGACTGCAGCTGATGTTATGTACTGGAAAGCCGGTCGTTCATTTAGCAATAACTAATAATAGTTAGGGAGGGGTGTAAAACCCCTCCCATATTAAAAAGGGAATTATATGTCAGAAGAAATGTTGACGTCGCAGTCAGAAATTACACCTGTCTCAAAGGGTATCAAAAAAGCAGCTCCGGAAGTTATTAAAAGCAAACGTGAGCTTGCTGAAGAAAAATTATATGAGCTGTGGCAAAAAGACAGCAAGATGGTGCGTGGTATCTTTAGAAACCATGAAATCCCCGGTACGGCTATTACGTTTACTTATCATCGCTATAAATATGACACACCAGAGAAGCATACCTTTATGGATGGTCAAGTATATGAAGTGTCGCGTGGTGTAGCTCGACACATAAACGAAGACTGCAACTATCCGATACACCACTATTTGATGGATGAGAACAATAAACCATCAATGCTTGTGGGTAAAAAAGTACAACGTTTCAGCTTTGTGCCCACTGAATTTGGTGATATTGAACCGAGTGTTAATCTCATGACTGCAGTTCCACTGCAATAAAGGTGTTTTAATGGCTGTTGCGTATACCGATGCTAAACCGACCTTTTGGCCACCAATGCGGGTAATATCAAGTATTACCAATGCAAGCCCTATGGTGGTTACCACAACAATACCCCATCGGTATGGCACCGGTATGATCGCACAGCTGTTAATACCATCTAACTATGGCATGCAACAAGCTAATAAACTTCAAGGTGATATAACGGTTACAAGCACGACTGAGTTTACGATGCCTATTAACTCAACAAACTTTGACGTTTTTATCGTACCTTCTGGTACGATATCAATATATGCTCAAGTGTTACCAACCGGTGAACGAGCCGAACAGGTAACTGAGCCTTTTCGCAATGTATTGCCGTACAAAGGGAGCTAAGCAATGGCCGGAACGACTTTAACTGAAATCCAACAAAAAGTACGACGATTGACGCGTAGTCCATCAGAAACACTTTTAAGTAATGCTGACTTGAATCAGTACATCAACACGGCCGTATTATATGATCTCCCTGAGCACTTACGCTTAAGGGATCTTAAAACTACCGTTACCTGGTACACGCAAGCATATAAAGATGTTTATCTGACTAATGACACGCTATCAACAACTGATCCGCTTTATGACTTTAAAAACAAGTATGTTACCATAGATACCCCGTGTTACATTGCCGGCAATCGTTCTTTCTATACTCAAAGCCGTGATGTATTTTATGGTGCATGGCCACAGACTAATCAGATAGATAACTTTGCTCAAGGCGATGGGACTACAACTGCGTATGGCGGTACGTTAACTAATACTCCGGTCTTATTAAATTCATTCATAGTATCTTCAGTTGATGCTACTAATGCGACAATGACATTCGTAGACAATCCAAATATTCCCCTTGATGGAACCGGTGATATTATTCTTGCTGAGAACAATATTCTTGGCCCGGCGTTTGGTACCATTAATTATATAACCGGCGTATGGTCAGTAGATTTTGCTACTGCACCTGCTGATGAACAGAACATAGTGACACAGTCAGTTGCTTATACACCAACATTGCCAACAGCGTTGCTTTACTACGAAGATAAGTTCATTGTTCGTCCTGTACCTGATGGTGCATACGCTATCAATCTTGAGGCGTATAGACTACCTACTGAGTTGCTCAATAGCGGTGATTCACCTGACTTGAAACAATGGTGGCAATACATAGCCTATCTTGCAGCTAAGAAGATATTTGAAGATCGAATGGACATGGATAGCGTTCAGCAGATTACACCTGAGTTAATTAAACAAGAATCATTAGTTTTGTCACGTACTTATGTACAGAATGCTACACAACGAAATGCAACAATTTACAGTCCACAGCTTGAGAACAGCCCATATTTTGGGTCTTGGGGTTGGTGGAATACACCACTAGGTTGAGGAGATACTATGCCAGGTCCATTTACTTATTATGACACACCGAAAGCAGATCAGAAGATTAATGCGACTCAGCCGTTAATCAGGACAAACTTTTCATCTATTAGCGATGAGTTTTCGATTAATCATGTTGGGTTAGGAGGTGCTTCTGCAGATGCGGGGATGCATAATCTTATCACCATGCCTGTGAATACTACACCAACCGGAGTAGCTTCTTATGCAAATATTTATTATAAACAGCCGAGTTCGGTAGCCGGTGAAGCGGCAACATTAGCAACTAAAGAAGTTTGCATAATGAATGAAACGGGCAAAGGTATACCCATAACTGCAAGTTTGGCTAACGAAAATGGATGGGCATTTTTACCCGGTGGAATTCTATTTAAATGGGGAACCAGAGCCTTAGGCTCAACCCCTGGCTCAACTATCACAATAACATATCCTGTTGGAGCAGGAACAATTCCTGCTTTTACAGCAGTTTATAATGTGCAGGTTTCAGTATTTAATCCTGCTGCCAATACTCCATCGCTTAGAAACGCTGAGGTTGTTTTAGCGCGTCCAGCAGCATTAACAACAACGACTTTCCAGGTTTCTTTAAGCAGAATGGACGGTTCGGCTACATTACAAGATACTTCTATTTATTGGTTTGCCACAGGTAAAGGCTATTAACATGGCACAACAACGCATACTTATTGCTCCCGTTGATGGTGGTATACAAACCAACGTAAAACCATGGTTAATTCCCGACAGAGCTTTTGCTCAACTAACCAATGCTTATTGCTTTAGGGGGCGTATAGTAAAGCGTTTTGGTTCACGTTTCATGAATACAACTGTTCCCGTAATAGAGCAACAACTGTATTCACGGTTGAGGGTAAAGATTGGGACTACGTCTGATCTTGGGGGCGGCATTGGTAATTTTTCAGCTACTGTTCCCGGTGTTATTACTGCCGGAACTATAGGCCAGATGTTCTCTGTTGGTACTTATATATTTACTGTTGATGTTGCAGGAGTTCCCGCAACAATGTTGAAGTATGGGACAGCAACAACAGCTACTTATAATACAACTACCGGTGCAGTTGTTATTAACGGAACTACTGCATTAACCGATGTTTATTTTTATCCGGCAACTCCTGTCATGGGTCTTATTGTTTATGAAAAGGGTGAGATAAATAACTACTCAACGTTTGCCTTTGATACACAGTTTGCCTATCAGCGTGAAGGCGCAGCGGGATTTGAAGGCTGGAATCGTTTAAGCACTGCGACAGTTGCAGGAGCTGCAACATGGACAGGCTCAGACTCACAGTTCTTTTGGGGTGAAACATATCAGGCGGCAGCAGCAAGCAGCCCGTGTCTTTTTGTAACTAACTTTAATGTCGCTGATCGTATGCGTACGTTTGATGTAGTTGCTAATGAGTGGGATTATTTTGAGCCGGTCTATAATAATGCCGGGAAGAAGATTAAAAGCGCACGGATTATTCTCTCATTTAAGAATCGACTGATCTTATTAAACACCTACGAAGAAGTAGGTGTTAATACGCCAAATTTTGTTAACCGTTGTCGTTTCTCTCAAAATGGTTCAGCCCTTGAAGCTGATGCGTGGAATGAACAAAAAGTTGGTAAGGGTGGATACATAGACGCACCGACACAAGATCCGATTATGACTGCACAGATTTTACGTGATCGCCTTATTGTTTTCTGTCTTAATTCAACGTGGGAGCTTGTGTATACTGAGAATCCCGTACTTCCATTGATCTGGCAACAACTCAATACAGAGCTTGGTGCACAATCAACTTTTTCTGAGGTTCCCTTTGATAAGACGGTACTTGGTATTGGTCAAGTAGGTGTACATGAGTGTAACGGTGTCAATGTTAGCCGTATTGATATGGCTATCCCTGATGAAGTATTTACTATTTCTCAGGTTAATGATGGGACCGCTCGAGTCGCAGGGATAAGAGACTATTTTAAGGAACTTGTTTACTGGTCTTATCCGGCATCAACGATACAGGTAGAAAATCAAAATGATATCTACCCAAACCGTATACTCGTCTTCAACTATACCAATCAGACATGGGCACAAAACGATGACTGCTTTACCGCTTTAGGGTATTTTAACCAGCAAACGGCAGCAACATGGGGTTCAATATCAGCTGAGTGGCAAACAATGTCAGCCGCTTGGAACTCGCCAACACTACAAGCCCGCTTCAGGAATATACTCGCAGGCAATCAACAAGGATATACGTTTATTATCGATACCCTTGAAGACCGCAATGAAGAATCGCTCTCAATGCTCGGCATTACTCTTTCAGGAACAGTTACGGCAATTAATCATAACCTTAAAGAAGGTGATTATGTTGCTATAGAACACCCACAAGGATTCACGCTAGACGCAGATTATCAAGGTGTCTATAGAGTTGACGAGACTCCAACAAGAGACACGTTTGTGATTGATCCTGGTGATGATTTTGATACGGGTACGTATACCGGTGCTGGTATGATCTCTCGAGTATCTCAAATTGATATTCTCACTAAGCAATATAACTTCTTTGCACAAGAAGCACCCGGAAGAAACATCTTTGTTCCCCGTGTTGATTTTCTGGTGGATAGAACCACAAACGGACAACTTGCTATTGATTTTCTGTTATCAACATCATCTACCGGTGTCTTGGCTCAAACAACGGTTCCGGGAGTTACTTTAGGTACGTCTATACTTGAGACTTCACCTTATGCGTCCGTGCCGTCTGAGGCCAATAGGGATCGTCTTTGGCACCCTATATATCTACAAGCTGAAGGTGAAGTGGTGCAGCTGCGTATCTATCTTAATAATGATCAGATGATCACTACGACTTATGATACAGTAACAGGCACCCTTTCAGCAGTTGCTTGGTCTCCAATGGAATTACACGCAATGCTCTTTTATGCAATGCCAACAAGCTATAGGTATCAGTAATGCTTTGGCAGAATCAGGCGATGTTCGCCCGTAATGTTGCGCGTCTTATCGAATATATCTTCAAGTCAGGCTACTACTGTACACTTGGTGATGCATATCGCCCACCTGAAACCGCCGCCCTCTATGAAGCTCAGGGTAAAGGTATTAAGGATTCGCTCCATTGCAAGCGTTTGGCTATCGATCTTAACTTATTTGATGCTGAGGGTAGGTATCTGACCGATGGAAAGTATTACAAAAGATTCGGAGACTACTGGACTACGCTACACATCGACAACAGGCATGGTGGTAGATTTAAACGCAAAGACCACGGGCATTTTGAAATGAACGTAAAATAAAAATCACGGCAGCCTTTGCCACCGTGAAAAAAAAGGAGAGTAGTGATCTCGTGAAGAGGGTCTCACTTCTTTCAAGATACCATTTAATTTTTTAAAAGCGCAACAACCACCCTAACCTTGGTAAATGTTGACCATCCCGCGCCTGTTGTCTTTAT